TCTTGGCAGTCCATATACCTTTGTTGGCAATGGTCTCCCGCTTCATAATCATCTTCTGGTCATACGCTTGCACGTACGTCGCCAACTCCTGATATGAACGTTCAATAAAAGGTTCGAGTTTCTCTTGGCAGATCTTGTCAAGTAGTCCCACAAGTGCTGTTTTGTCGCCAGACTTATGACTAAGAAATTTATCAACAATAGGTCCAAGATGAATATAGATTGAGTCAGTGTCGGATGCAATGACATAATCTTCGTTCTCTGTTTGTAGCAGTTTATTTAGGTATTCATTCATACTATTTTCAATCCAACGAATAGAAACCTGCCCTGAAAGGGTGATTGCTTCAGCATTCGCTAGGTTGTAATACCTAAAGTATTGGTTGCCAATAGCACCATAGGCAGAGTTAAGTTGGATCTTTCTTGCCATCTGGATGTTGTTGAATGCACTGATGGCATCCTGCAATTTAGGATCACCAGTCTTTTCAAACTCTCTCTTGGCATCAAGCATCTTTCCTTTGAAGATCTTACGTTCATCGTAGATCTTCTGCATCATCTCTGGGAGGAATCCTTGAATGTCCTTTCGGAATTGTGCTCCGTTGGCACACACACAGTAATCTCCACTCCCGATTTGTACTTCTTGACGGAGCAATCCATCAACAGAGGCGGTGGGATGACGCCTGTCGATGAGGGTTTCAGGCGAAATATTATACTGCATAATGAGGTGAGGATACAGAGAGTTAAGGTCAAACGAAACCACCCATTCATAAAGACCTGGTTTAGGTTCTTTGACATATGCTCCTGCATACTTGTCATTCTTGCTCGGTGCGTCTTGTTTTGGCGGGACACAGATCTTACGCTCCTTAAGATAGTTGTAGATAAGAGTGTCCCACATACGCACCTGTGAGTACACATCTTCAAAGTTCACCTTGGCATCGTATGCCATAGTGACAGCAAGTTCGAGAAGTTTCATTTTCTTCTCAAGACGATCTACCAGTTCAACGTCAACCACGTTGTATTCAACAAACTTCTGCCAGTCATTTGTATAGAATGCCTTGAAGTTTTCAAACTCACTGTGGTCCAGTTTCTTCTGACCCAGTTCAACGTTGGCAATGTGATCCAGTCGATAGGATTCTTGATTGGTATAAGTAAACTTCTTGTACAGATCAAGATAGTCCAGGATGCTGACACCGACAATCTCGTATGCCAGATTCCTACGACCTTGGATATAGACCTCACGCATATTGACTTTGCCCCAAGGAGACAAACTCTTCATCCACTTCTCACCCATCACACGCTCAATACGGCGACAGATGTACGGGATGTCGTACAGGTTACAGTTCCAACCCGTAACAATATCAGGTGTGTTGTCCACCCACCATTTGTGGAAATCTGTAAGCATCTCCTGCTCTGTCCAGAAGCAGCGATACTCAGTATCGATCTTTGCCTCACGGGTTCCCCAAGTGATGAACTTGCCAGAGGACAGATCCTTGACAGTAATCAACAGCAGTTTCTCTGCTGCTGCTTCGGTATCGGGAAAACCGTTTTCGCATTCAACCTCAATGTCAATCGTGTAGATCTTCATCGTGCGGAGGTTGAACTTCATCCGCTCAGGATACTTCTCACTGATCCACTGATATACGAATCGCTCGTAACCGTGAACCTCAAACCCATCCACGTCCTTGTACTTCGCGATGAACTCACGAGCACGACGGGCACCATCTTGTACCACAGGGGACATCTTCTGTCCGTCTACTGACCTCCAGTCGCCCTTCTGAGATGGCACAAACAAAGTTGGTTTGATAACCTCTCGGAATGAGATTTGTTGACCATTCTCATACCCACGGCAGAGAATGGTATCACCGAGCAACGTGACGTTAGTATAGATTGAACTCAAAGTGCCTTCTTGTAGTTGGTAATGGTCTCTTCAGACGGATCTACTATAGTAAGAATCACGTCGGAAGTCAAGAAAATATCCCGTTGGTCAGTGTACTTTGGGTAGTTTGACATACCCTCGTCAGTGACCATTTTACATCCACTGATAAGGTACGAGGGTTCCTCGTCCAGTTCAGTGACTTCACCCATCAAGTGACTGTGATCCTTGAGGATTACTATTTTGAGTGGTACCATTTTGTGCCTCTGCTAGTTTTTCCCATTTGTTTTTAACCTCTGGATGTGGGTTATAGATTGTTGCTACGTTGTTTAGAACACATAGCGTTCTGTTGTGCTCGGACAATGGGATCCAAGGAAACATTTGTAGGTTTAGATCATTGATCTTCTGAGGTGTATCTTCTGTACCTTCCTCAAACAACATCTCAGCAGTTGCTTCGATAGTAATCTGATAGGGGTTTGTCAACATATACCCCAAAGGTGCATAAGAGTTCTGGTCAGGATATGCTTCCTGAACATCAGCGATCACGTCCTCGCCGTTTACCATTCTTACGATTTTTACGGTCATAGGATTTTTCAGTTAGTTGTTGATAAACATTGCGAACAAGGTCACCAAAAGCACGACGTTGCTGAATGTTTTTTTCATCAGCAAGTGTACGTGCATAGTATAGCACCTCATCGACAAATTCGGTAGGGATGTCAAGCGTTACACTTTCGTATTCCTCACACGACTTGGGCGTACAATTTACATAGTGGTTCATTTTCACCTCCAAACAAAAAGAGACCCCCGTCAGGGTGGTCTCTTTAGTTGCACACTATATATCAGTAATCGTTACTGATGAAACTTTCACAAGTGTCTGGGTTCTTCTTACACCAGTTTCTGACATAAGAATCTGCATCAACTTCCATAGTGTAGTGAGCGTGATTGTGCAAGAGTCCTATCACGATCAAAGTTCCCACTAGCAATCCATTAAACAGGGTCACTGGGTGTGTCAGCACCCGTATTAGCAATTTCATAGACCTTCAGTTTCTGGTGATCAGGAATGATCTTCCGTAATTCTATCACCAAAAGTCCATTTGTGAAGGTGACGGTGCCAATTTCAACATCGTCACTCAGATTGAATCCTCTAGCGAAGGTACGAGTGGAAACGCCGCGATGGAGATACTCCTCCTCACTCTTGTTCTTCGCTGCCTTGGACTTGATGAGCAGGACGTTGCTCTCAGTGCTCACTTCAATGTCGTCCTTGTCCCATCCAGCAAGTGCTAGTTCGATCCTCCATTGAACCTCAGATTCCTTGATGATGTTGTAGGGAGGATACTGTCCGCCTGGTGATCCTACTCCGTAGGAATGCAAGCGATAAAATAGGTCATCAAAACCTACAGAATATCTTTTTGACGCATCAAAAATTGCGTCGATGTCTTTCGACGTAAACTTAGTAATGTCCATAGCTCCTTATTAAGCGAGATAGTTTTTTTGTTGTCCCCGAAGGCGACGAGTTATTTATTGATATACCTTCAGTCTCAGAGTTCGGCGTTCCGTACGCTACATTTTCGGTTTTCCGCAAGCATTTCTTTTAGCTAAATAGGCTTAGAACTAACTTTATCAAACGGGTTAATGAAAAAAGCATTACTAGCTTTTGGAATGATTTTGTTGGCAACACCCGCGTATGCTGGTGGTCTTGTTACTAAGCACTCAGCAAGTGTTCAACTGACTGTTGATGCTGCACGTGCTACTGCCACAAGAATTGGGTCCTCGTTCAGTATCTCAGGATCAAATATTGATACTACGGACGGGTCAACTGCAGGAACAGTTTCTGCTGGAACTATCACCTCTGGTGTGTACAATCCTGGCACAATCGCTGCAACACAGGATACTGCTGGAGCAGCATTTAGTTTCAGTCAATCTTATACACAGGCTGACGCTATTCCCCAGAGTGCTACAACTTTGGGTGCTAATCCTAACTTCGGTTCACTTACGACTTATGCGGCAGGCACAAAAGACACCCTGGCAGGTACTGTAACCAGTGCAGGTGTTCTTACCGTGACGGCTGGTGGAGCAGGTACAAGTGCTACAGGTCAGTACGTGAGCGAGATCACTGTCATTGACTGATGACTTCTGGAAAGACGATACTCTGGTCTGTCCTAACTGTGGTCGGTGTAAGTGCCATACTTGCTCCTGCCCAGGCGGTCCCCGTGGTCCCAAACTTCACACAGGGCTCAATGACGAGCCACACGGAGACCACCTCAAAGGTAACCGAAACAATCAATTCAATGGACTACAATACTGGATATCAATATTCAGCAACTGGTTCAGGAATAACAGCATCAGGTAGTTTATCTCCTGGTACTGGAACAAGTAATGTAACT